AAATCTTCAATGATTTTTAATTCAATAAGATTTTGCTGATAAAGATTATCAATAAACTTTTCAAACAAAGATATATTTGTTTTCTTAACTACTATAAGTCTCACACACTTTGACTGTAAATGCTCAAAAGGATAATTATTAAAAGCTGCCATGCTTCCGGGTTCAGAATCGTCATAATATAACTTAGCAAACATTGTATTCGGATTATCAACATATTCTATTTCCTGATTATCGCAATTAAAAATAGCAAAGCCTCTTGGATCATCATGATCAGCCCAGGTTATTTCATACGGGTTTCCCATGTATGTAATATTGTCTCTAGTGTGGCGGTGATGAAAGTGACCACTAATAACCCGCTGAAAATTACTAAAAATACCAGGATCCATGCCATGAGGATTAGGGGTGCCACGATACATCTGATAGCCGAGGAATTCAAAATGACCAAAGCATATTGTTGCACTTGTATTTTGAACTTTTTCCATGATTTCATTGTAATTTTCTGTGCAAATCCAAGGTAAAAAAAGTATTTTAGTCTTACCCATAGTAATTTCTGTGGGACCTTCGTATATACTTATATTACTATATTCTTTCAATAGTAAATCAGGAGAATTTACATCATTGGTATTTTTAAAATAAGTATCATGATTACCAGGTATCATATGAATATCAATACCTAAATCTCTTGCTTTATCAAAAAAATACTCTTTGCAACTTCTCAGACTATTGAAATTAATATATTTACGTCTATCAAAAGTATCTCCCAAATCAAAGATAGTTTTAATGCCGTGTTCTACAAGATAAGGAAAAAAAGTTTCATCATAAAACTTTTTGAAGAAATTATCAAATGGTACTGAATCTCCTCTTGCACCAAAGTGCAAGTCGGTTACTAGTGCAATTTTCATTAGAACCACTCCGGCACACTACGATTCTTCCAAGTAGCAAATCTTCTTTTATCACCACGATAATAATTTCTATATGATTCTACTACACAACTGACTTTATAAATTTCTGGCATTGCAGGTGTCGGCATTGTAAATTGATTTACACCAATTTTATTGGGTACATTTTCCAAAAATGGTATAAGTTTTTCACATGCATGATTTTTGTCATAGCGAAAAGTATATTCTTTCATTAGTTCTCGCCACAGAGAATACAGCCATTCATAATTTGATTTTGATTGGCGCACCCACACTGCTGATGGATGATTAATATGACTAGCCTTATACAAGTTGTTTTCCATAATATCAAGTTTCATACGATATCGCTTGATATTATGGCCCTTTACCGTTTTACCTGCATAATATTCACCATCAAGAAAGCGATGTGCTGTAGACATCAACTGAGCATATTCTACAATCATCTTAACACAATGTTTGTCACAGTGCATTATAGCAGAAGGTTTTGTTTCTTGATGTAAAGCAAATATATTCATAATTAACTCATAACATTAGTGAATGTAGTCTCAAACTCCTCATTCAGAGTAGTTTCATCTGCAAAGTTCCCTCGGTTGTACACTGTGCAAATTTTACGAAACACTCTTTTGTTAAGACCTTCTTCTTCATGAATCTTCTTTGCAATTTCACGAATAAGTTCTCGTTCAGCCTGGGCTCTTGTCATTGCGTTTGAAACTTCTACGATTGCATTTCTAACTTTTTGTGTATCCATGATATACTCCTGATTGAATTACTATATGATTATTTAATATACACTTATTCTCAGTCTTTGTCAACATTTAATTACTCAAAAAAATACCTCTTAAATTGATTTTTAACCTTACAGTCAAAAACTCGTTTAATATACATAATTACCGACCCACCTGCGGTAGATACTTTTCTTTGACTTGTTCCCAATCCATGTAAATTAGATCATCATAGAACAGGGTTTCAGTTGAAACTCGGTTATCACGCTTCAAAGACTCGATACGCTTTGCAGCATACTTTTCTTTCCATAAATTGGTCAAATATTCTTCTGACGTATCAAACAATTTAACCAATTGAGTATCGTCAATTTTACCACATAGAAACTCGTTCGTGTTTGTGTACAGCGGTGAGAAGTAAATACCACGCTGGTGTTCGCAACGAATCAGTTCAGAAGGAATACGCAATTTACGATATGTGAAGTGATAAGACCGGTTACGGTGGTCGCGCTTATAAGGTTGACCCGTACCTTTCTTGGCACCGTACCATTCAAAATACATCTTAGTATGGTGTTTGTGTAGCCATTGTCTGATCATTTTTTGAGTAGGTTTGGAAGTCTCAAAGGCCATTGAACCAGAACTGTAACCCATTTTTTTCCAGTGCTTCAGGTTATCATACTGCGACAGACCGCCTGCTTTGGACTTACCATACAGTGATGTGGTGGTAACACCAACCAGAACATCTCCATAGAGTTCTTTCCAAGACTTCTGAACTGTGTCAGACAGACATAGCAGGGCAAGCAACTTACCGCCGACATAGTTATAACCAAGCGGTTGTGTTGGTACAATAGAAGAACCAATTGCCGTGTAATTAATCATATGACCTTGAGTCTTCTTCTCACGCTCCCAACCAATATACTTGTCACGCGGAGTTAGGTCAAGAAAATCTGAAGAGATACAAATAACACCAAGATACTTACCGGTGATTTCATCAACCACCATGAAGTTCATGTTACGACCAATATTAGAATTGTTCTTCATGGTACTGGTGAATGTACGTACAGCATTCCACTTCAGAGGCAGGTCTTTATTGCGCTTTGTTGTATTATCAACAATATCACCAAACATATTAACCGACTTTGTTGTTTCTGAATCGTCGGTGATAATCAAGGTAGGTTTTAGTTTTAGATAATCATCAGGAGATTCTGGTATCCAGATATTTTTACGAGCAGCATCAACGATAATTTTTTGAGACGGGTCATTCATGATACGCTCAGGCTCAAACAACGTTTCTTTAAGAGAAGATGGAAACTTTTCTTGAACCTCGCACCACTTCTGATAGAGTGTATATTCACCGACAGCCATCTTGGAAACTACTTCAAGATCGGCAATCAATGCCGACCTAAGTTGATCGTCCGTAATGTCTGGAACCTGGTCTACAGGATTCTGTGCAATCCATGTTTCCCACTGTTCTTCAATTGTTGGAATATTACTCATATTTAAATTTCACCTTTTATCAAATTAAGGTACATACTAACATATGTCATTGTGTTTGTCGAGAGGAATATGCAGATTCGGAATATTTTATCAATTCACGCCTCTCGTCAGCGGTCAACGTGTAAATCTCCTGAACGGCGTCCTGCTCAAACGGAATGCCATACATTTTTATGCGTTGCTTAGTCTCGTATTCAAAATAGGTAAACTTTTTAGGTTCAACCTTAAAGATTTTACCACCGTGTTTATAGTTCTCGTTTAGTTTGGGTGGAATTGTAACAAAGAAAAGAACATCAACTTCTTGACATTTTCTAAGTTGTGTCAACCTAAACGACAAACAATTCTTCATAACATAAGGTTGTTCAGTCTTAACCTCAGCCGTATACTTGTTGTCAATCATCAGGTCTTTTCTACGGTCAAAAGGATCCAATGACAGGTTAACAACATGACCCTTCCTGCTCAGAAATGCCGCACATATCTTTTCTCCGACAGTGCCTAGAATACCGATACGGGCGTCATGGTCTATTTTCATGATTTTAACATCTCAATTAATAATTTTGTGGCTGACATTGCATCGTCTAATGCGTTATGTTTGACTCCCGTCTTTTCAATCTTTCTGCCTAGTATATTAGTCAGTGTACGCATATCGTATATGTCCCAAAATTTCCAAGGTAAATGTGTTCCATATTCTTTATCTTTATCATAACCAATAGCATAATATGCAGATTCTAAAATTGTAATATCAAAACTAGAACCGTTACTCCAAATAGGATTTCCAGACTTATAAAATTCAGCAAACTTGTTTAAAGCATAGTCAAGTGGCTGTGGATCTTTTTGCCAGGATTTTTGAGCTTCTATAGATTGTTTCTGCCACCATGCAATAGTATTAGGATCTAAATGTAATCCATATGATCTACTTGATGCAGCGTCTACATTGATAAAAAACTCATCTAATATACCGTCTTGTAAATTGAAAGCAACTGCGCCTATAGAAACAATACACGAATTGGGTCGTGTACTTAATGTTTCTAAATCTACAAATATTTGTCTATCAGACGGTTTTATTTTCATCATGTTTAAATTCTCCACTACCCTCAGTCCAATTTATAGCTAAAGATTCTGCATAGTGTATACTTTTGCCTGGAAGTTCACGAGTTTCTATCAAAGAATTTCCGTCCCATAGTTCAACTATGTACATAGTATCAGGACCTTTAGTGCCACCATTAAATACTTGTTTCATTCGAATTGAACTATTTCTGCTCATATAATTCTTTCCACTTAATTATTGCAATATATAACATCATATTCTATTTAAACTTCTTTGTCAAGCAATTCTTCAACTTCTATGTCAAGCAATTCTTCAACTTCTTCGTCAAATTCAGACTTATCAATATCATCTATAATATCATTGTCTGTTGAAGTTTCAGCTTTAGATTCATCAAAGTATTTGGGTCTTCTTTTGAACACTGTTGGTGATGCTTTTGCAAAATCTTCTTTTTGTTTAGCATTGGTATCAATTTGACTTTGAATCCAATTTAGATATTCATAGTTATCACCACCACCTTCAATTTCGTCTAACAATTGTTGTAGGTCAATACTTTGTAAATATCTAAGTTTAGTCTCAGTGTGTTTAGCTTCTTTTTTGATACGGCGTATAAAACTGTAGTATGTTATTTGTGTAAAATATGCAAAAGGATTTTCACTCTTTTCAGGATTAAATCTGTCAGCATACCGTAAACAGTTTTCAATACCATCAAGAATCATTTCATCCCGAAAAGTATAGTTTACAAAATTGGATTTATATGCAAGATGATTACAAATTTTAACAAAACATTCGCCCAAATAATTGGTGCATTGAGGTCGTTTATTTCCTGCGGATTCAGAAACAATGATTTCGTTTTTCCATTCTTTCATTGCCTGAAAAAACTTTTTATTGTCAATATAATGAACTGATGATTTTGCCATAATTTATTTACTCCTCACTTTAATATACTATAATACTACAATAATTTGTATATGTCAAGTATAAAAAATGCTTGACATGGTATTTTCTAATTGATATAATTGCTTTGTTAGAAAGAAAGAGATAATCTAATGTATGACTTCATCACCACTCTGTAACTTATCAAGTATATCTTTCAAGTAATCAAGTTCATTTTCGCTTAAATCAACAGAACTTTTTATACTAGGATCTTCTTTGTAGAAGTTTCCTTCAAAGTTAATATTCTTTTTGTATGCAGTGGATACCATCTCTTCATAGGATAAGTTTAAACGAGCATCTAAAGGATTGCAAGACAATATGTTGTAATGTTCTATACAGATTTCAGTTTCTCTTGTCAATATTAAATAAGGTCTTAACGTCATTTGTTCACCTGTAAGTTTTCCTTGAGAATTAATTACAGGTTTAAAATGCACTTCTAAAGGATATTGTATTATAAACTCATCTAAAGATGTTATAATATCTCCTACGATAGTAGTGCCATTAATCAATCTAATTACTTGATAATTATTGTCCATCAATCGGAATCCTTACTAACTTATAATTGAAACCTTCTTCATTGTATAATTTTATTCGTTCTATCATATGTATCAAAGTATAATTCTTTTTAGATTTCCATTGCAAGTCATCACCAATATCGAATAGATTACAAGAAAGTTTATCAGTTCCTTTTCGCAATCCTCTACCGATACTTTGTAAATTTCTTACTCTGCTTTTACTAGGTGATGCAAAAACAATATTGTGTAAGTTCCTTATATTTATACCTGTGCTGAAAGTGCCGTA